GGCGACATTGAACCGATCAATCCTGTTCAGGCTGCGATTGCCCATTTTATCACCGAAAGAATGGGCAATCCGACAGAATCGGGGAATCCGGTCTTGGTCGAATTACCTCGTGGTGAGGGTGGGAAGTTTGCTTGATATTTTTTGCCAACCATAATTAACAACCGATTTCCCCCGTCGATCAATGGCCCGCCGGAAGAAAGCAAAACGCCGATCAAAGCCCGCCTTCAGCATCCTGAACGCAATAGAGGCGCTGGCCTATGGATCATTGATCACCGAAGGCATCGCAGGCACGAGCATTACGGGCTTTATTTTTGGCGACAAAGACTTGAGCATGAAGACCACGACCGTTAGCGACTCATGGCATGGATCTCAGACTCTAACATCTCAAGTCGTTGGGGCGGGTGAAATCTCGCTCGCCGACATTGTGAGCGAGCCTTCTCTCGCAATATCGACCATGACCGAGAACTTCCAGCGCAACATCCTCCCAATGGCGTTAGGGGCATTCGGCATCTCGATCACGTTCCGCGTCGGACGCCGACTTTTGAGGCGTCCAATAGCCTCCGTAAATCGTAATCTCATCAAGCCCGCGCTTGGTGCTGGTGTGAGGCTGTGATCTCATGGCTAACGTAAATTCCTATGGAACGGTGAAGGATCGCCGTAATCGGATCGTCCCTCTCGCAAACGCGGCCACGACCGAATCGACCCTCGATGAGGTTTTGACCGATTCATCCATCGTGGGATCGGCCCAATCGCTCGGAACCTATGCGGATCAACTCGGCAACTTTCAAGTCGTGTCGGGTGGCATTTCCTTTGAGACAGATTCCACCTATAATTTCGTGAGATCGGCGGGCGTCATCAAAGGCGTTCTTCCGCAGGGATCGAATAAGGACGGCGGGACTTCGCCCCTCCCGTCGCCCGTCCCTTATCCGTTCCGTTTAGCGTCCGGCGATCAACTGATGGTGATGGCACAGCCTATCACATCGAGAGAGGCTTCTCTCTCCGTCGCTTGCACGAATGGGGAATACCACGTCTTCTCGGTCACGCCGAGCGGATCAAACGATTTTCACGAGTTAGTCTCGGTCTTGACCGGAAATGGAATTGGCGAGACATTACAGGGACGGAATGTCGCGTGGTTCTATTCATACAGCGGGAACAACGACGCCGAACTAACTTCAATGATTAACTTCCTGAATGGATCGGGAGTATCAATCGGAACTTTGGGCTTCACCAACTCCGGCGGATCTCATGCCTGCGTCTTCCAACCGAGCGGCGGTATTCCTATCGCCCTCAACACTCGCGTTGGGTTCTCCACGGACGGTTGATCGCGTGGCGATCTCAAAGAGAGCGAAGGCTCGATTTGGGCTGATGAGCGCATCAGAGAAGGCCACGATCAAGAAAGCGGCCAAGACCCTCTTTGATGCTGAACTGATGGGCGCTAAGAGAGCAAAGGAGATCACTCGATGGGCCGAGAAGCGGTGATCGTATGACTCACTCGTATGGTCGATTCATCATAGACGAGACAACGATCCCCGCAGGCTCGACCGCTGAAGTATTATTCCGCGTATTCACGGCGGGCGAGAAGGCGGTCTCGGTTCAATACGTTCAGTATTACGGGGGGGATGCGAGCGAGTCGCTGCAACTTTTCCTCATCCCCGCCAACGTTGCGGCGGTCGGTTTGAAGCCGAGCGATACAGCCGGAACGATTGCTTTCACGGCGGGAGGGATCATGAGGGGTAATGTGGGAACTGTGGATCTCCCTGCGACGGTGATCGGCGAGGCTGCGTATTACCCGAAGATAGTCCCTCCCTTCTGTTCGATAGGGGCGAGCATGAGCGCAGGCAACACGACGCTCTATGGAGTCACAATCGGAGGCTTTGAGATCAATGCCTAAAGCGGCTGCAACTCAGGTCATAATTCACCGAATCGAACTCCAAGAAACCGAGCGAGATTTGCTAAAATCGGTCGTGACCGCTTATTCCTTTAGGAATGTGACTAAGGGTGTTTTCAATCTCACATCGGACGTCACAACGGTTGTGATTCTGTTGATCGCAATCGAATACATCACCGGAAAGGAACTCTTGACGGGTGCATTGCTGGAGGCGCTCGCACTTGGTCAGAATCTCGGATCGGCGCTCGCGGATATGTGGAATCAATTCCGACAGACTTCCGAATATCGCGAGGCGTATTATGAGCGAGCAACGTCTTTCACCGGCGGGCTGTTCAATATCGTGGAAAACCTGATCGGGATCTTCTCAGGGGAGTCATTCTCGCGGTTTGAAGAACATCAGGGCGGGCGCTGAAAACTCAACCATCTGAAGGTATGCTGAACGCACGAGAGCATCGGGGTTGGTCGTCATGGGTTCGGACGGGTGTTGAAGCGCTTAGGATCGCTCTATCGGCCTATTTCTCGGAATAGGCGCTTGAGCAGCCCCACTTTCACTTTCTCGGCCTTGACCGGCTTTGCATTCCCCTTGAGATCAAGGTCTCCGAGAGGCATGATGAATCGGTTGTGGGTCTCGGCTTCTTCTCTCAGCCAATCAAGGACGCCTTGTTCCAGCGTCAAGTGGAAAGTCCCGACTTCATCGCGTCGCCATAGGGACGGAATCAGACAGTCCTGATCAACGGTGTTAGCGCTGCCGAGAGCGCGGGCGTTCTTGACTTGGGACACATGAGCATTCGCGGCAGCCAAAGCGTCGAGAGAGGGAGTCCCTGCGGGCCAGCACACGCGGCAGTAATGGGTTCGGGACGGATGGCAATACGGGTCGCAATCCGCCCACTCGATCCGGCGGCCCATGTGATCGCCGCTCTCTTCTCGATAATAGAGGTGCAAACACTCCCGAACGAACTTGCTGAAGTTTTTGCCTTCTCGCTTCATTCGGTGTGCGAGCGCCTCAGTCTCAGGGTCGAGGCTGATGCTCGTTATGTTGCTCATTCCAAGTCACCCCGTAGGCTGTGGGTGACTCCGTTCATCATGGTGGGGCATTGTTCCCCTTCGACCGTGTTGATCCTTCTCTGAAGGTTGGCTCGATGCCTGAGAGTATCGGAGTCGAATTTCCAATAGACGCCACAGAATCGACATGAAAACCTCATTCTTCCTCACTTCCGGTCAAGGCCGCTTTTGCCTTCTTCGCCTTCCATATTGCCCGCGCCTCGCAAGTCGGGCAGGTTCGATAGAGATGGAAGAGGCAGCACTTCCTCAACCAACCACCGCCGCGCATTCGATACAGTATTCTTCGGCGATCTCAACCGTCCCGCCGAAGTCAGGACATTCATAACTCAAAGCCACCAATTCGACCCCACAGTCGCAAAAGTCAGGCATCAGTAATCATCCTCCAAATCGTCGTCGTCGTCGTCGTTGATCAGGTCGAGGATGTCGTTCCAACGCCTTGCGACTTTCATCATCAATTCCTTGTTCGATTCTTCCTTTGCGACCGCTTCATTCCACAGATCCCAATCAATGATTTTCTCAGTCTCGGAAGTGATCAAGTCCTGAATCACCTTTGGCTTGAGCGCGTCCAATTCCCACGCTTGATCGGTGCCGGTTGCATCGAAATACGATTGGACTCGGCTGCTCGTTCTCTTTGCTGCCGATGGTGGCGGTGAGTGTTGCCTGATTTGTTCCATCGTCAAACCCATGCGGCGGATCTCGACATTAGTCACGCCGAAGGATTCCAGCGCCTCGCCGACTTGTTCCGGCATATGCAGCCCTTCAGGATCATGGTCGGAGAAGTATAGGATGACGACTGTCTCGCCGTCATCATCGAACGCCTTGTATCGGTCGGCGGCTTCCTTGAGAGAACTGATCGAAGGATAGCCCTTCGTTGCGAAGTAATTGAGCCGGTATTCAGAGGCCGGATCAACGAGAACCCCGCTGAGGGCGTCCTTCTCAACCCAAATCTCGACCTTGACCGGTTGTGTCTTCCAGCGCCTCTCCTTGTAGGAATAGGCGGCCGATCTGATGGCCGCCGCTGGGCTGGTGTTGCCCCATCCCCAGCCCGTCAATCCACGAGTCCGGTCTTGCACTAAATCCCACGACACCAAACCGGCCATTCGGGCGTTCCGGATGATGTCGCCTAACTTCTTGTAATTCCGCATCGTGTTCTCATAGAGATCTCTCGCAACGAACTGATAGTGGAGTTGCCGCAGGGTCAGACTGTCCCCTGAGTATTCCTCCATGATCTCGTTCGCCTGATCAATCACTTTAGCGGTCTTGGCCGCAAATCGTCGTTCCTCAAATTTCTCTCGCGTCATAATTCTCAGTCGAGCCGAAGCCGTTGCAGCACTTAACTGTATTATTTTTACAAACAGACTCAGATTTAGTAAATAAATAGTGATTGATTGATCTATCTCTCTCTCTCTCTGTCTCAGAAAGTCGGTCAAGGCCGGTTCAGGTTTGGTTAAGGGCCGCGTCCGGCTCGTCATCCCTATGGAATGGATCGTGATAGGCGTTTTGATAGTGATTAACATGGGTTTGACGGTGTGGTTTGGCATCAGAGCGGCGCAACTCTTCCATTCCGCTATCGCTGATCTCGACGGGAACATCGCGGCGGCTCTCAAGTCGCTGATCGAGCAGGGAATTGGCGACATTGAACCGATCAATCCTGTTCAGGCTGCGATTGCCCATTTTATCACCGAAAGAATGGGCAATCCGACAGAATCGGGGAATCCGGTCTTGGTCGAATTACCTCGTGGTGAGGGTGGGAAGTTTGCTTGATATTTTTTG